TACCAGAGCGCAGGTTGATTGGACGATTAACACTAATTCAATCATAAATTACAGTGCTAATGGCGCAAATTTTGTTGATGGCGAGTTAGCAACTATACATTATGTTACTGGTAGTGGTGTAGGAGAAATCTTGACTGCCAACAACACGAATATAATAATAAAGAATGTATCTGGTCATGTATCTGATACAGTTACTGGCGCAAGTTATATCTATGGCAGAACGAGTGGCTCTAATGTGATATTTACAGCTGTATCGTATCTTGCAAATAATATCCCAGCTGCTGAAACAACTTACTGGGATGCAGTATCTATCTATGATTATGAGAACGAGTTAAATGAATCGAATAAATCAATTAGATTAGTTAATAGTTCATATGCTGTTCCTATCTCCAAACAATTGACGAAAGTTTTAAATGGTTGATAATTTTATTGCAGGTGATATATCGGTATCTAACTTTACAGTATCTTCTGCAAGAGGTACATTAGATCTTACAAATTCATTTGCTGCAGCCTCTATATTTGAAGGCATCTTTCAGCCTGGGATTCTCGCATACATCACAGTTCTTGATACAGATGATGCGATAGGTAATCTTAAGATCGTAGGTGATGAGACTGTAAAGATCACAATCAATATGCCTGATGATACGACTACAGATTTTCAGTTTGCGCTTTTTAAACTTGAAGATCAAGAGATGGCAACTGGCACCTTAAATTCTAAAACATATAAGCTATCATGCGTGTCCGAAGAGGCTCTTCATGCGCAGACAAATTATGTTCAGAAAAGTTATAATGGTCTTATATCCGATGCGATAAAAGATCTACATACGAATTATCTTATGAGCAATAAACCATTAAATGTTGAAGATACTAAGGGTAAACAGAATATTGTTATCCCACATTATAGCCCATATAAAGCTATTGATTTTCTAAGAAGAAGATCAGTATCTAGCCAGAATAAAACTTCTGCTTATGTCTATTATGAATCAACAGATAACGGCAAACAAGCATTTACATTCTCAACTATCGAAAAATTATTTAAACAGAAACCAGTAAAGTCATTGTATCAGTCGGATGCTGTTAACAGTAGTATCTACAATAAGCCTGAGAATAATATTATTGCCTTAGAGGTACCTAAATCGTTGAGCACAGTTGATCTTATCAAGCTTGGCGGAAAAAGAAGAATATCTGAATTTGAATACAGAACTCATAGCTATACGACAAAAGATGTTGATACTGATTCGACGAATTATACTACAGGTGGCAAAGGTAACTACGTTTCATCTGATTTAAAACAGAAATATCTCAATTCTAAAAATCCACCAAAATCTGTGATCGGTTCTGACACATCACAGAGAGGTGTTACTCATATTCCTGACAGTACTGCTGATCTACATTCTTATATCTCAGCACTATTACAGAACGTCTTAAAGATGACAGTGTATGGAGACTTTAATCTTAAAGCAGGAGCAGTTGTTGATATCAATGTTCCTAAGAAAGTTGGTACAACTGGACCAAGAGAAAATGATGAACAGCTAACTGGGAATTTCCTTATCACTAGGATTCACCACGATATTGGTCTGCTTGGTGAGAGACCAAGATATACCTGTGCTGTTGAATGTATCAAGGGTAATCTGGAGCATGGCGTATGACTGATAGGAATCTTGGTGGTTCTACTCATCGTTGGGTAGGCGAAGTTGTTAATGTTTATGATCCAGATCAGTCGGGTCGCGTACAGGTGCGAGTTAAAGGATTTCATGATGATGTAGTGAATATCCCTGATGCTGATCTACCATGGGCAATGCCCGAGCAACCTGTAACATCTGCTGCTTTTGGACATATCGGCACAGCTCCTCTTGGTCTAGTTAAAGGCTCAAAAGTAACAGGTTATTGGATAGATACTGATCATCAGATTCCAATCATATCGGGTTCTTTTGGCAAAGCTGGCAATTTTATCCCAGGAACTACGGATGATGGTATACCACAGGTAAACACTTATTTCAGTAGTATGCCTGTTGGCTCTCAAAATCATAGCCCACCACCTGATACATCTGTTGGTGGATTGTTCAGCATATTAAATCTAAATCGTTATCTTGTTACTGATATGAATTCTGGTGAAAAAGATCCATCTACTTTAACAAGTAAAGATGGTATCAATCTTAGAGCTGTATTAAATGAGAAATTAAAACAGGCATCGACGCCAACTGTTGCAGGTGCTGCTCCTGGAGGTCATGTTCTTGATACTATTCGACAGGTTGATCCAGATAGTAAAAGCGCATCTCTACCTAATATGGTAGGCAATTTTGTTAATATAAAAAACATAATATCAATGACAAGCGTGCTCGGGCAGACCAATATGTTTGGTGGTGTCATGGCTGGAGTTCTTGGTAATCTTGGATCAGTATTCGGTGTCGGTAATGTATTAAAATCTATTGGCGGCGTTATTGGTTTAGGCGGATTATCTGGGTTAAGCCCTGTTATTACTACAGGATTAGCAATCGGGCTAACTACTTTTATAAAAAGCTCTGCAAGTAACAATGGACAGTCATCAGCATATAGACCGCCAGCTGTTAATGTTATTGGTCCAAATACTCCAAGACCGCCTGTAAATCTTATAGTAACTACTCCTCCAAATCTATACATACAGCAATATTACAGTATCCAAAATGATCCTTTTCCAGGGTATATCCAGTGGAAAGGACCAAATGGTGATTTTGTATATACATTAAGAAATGGTCAGCCTAATTATGCATCTGCTCAGGCGCATGTACAGGGTGATTCTATCTTATCAATGACATCTTCATTTTTACCATCTTTAAATGGCGGTGGATTATCTATTGGCGCTCTTACAGGTATACTTGGCGGCGGTTTATCTTCTATGAATGCGAATAGTTTAACAAAAGTGCTTGGCGCTGGTGTTAATGCGCTTTCAATGCTAAGTCTTGCTAAAAGTTTACTCGGCGGTACTCTTGGTGGTGCGATTAACGGCGCAACAGGAAATCATCTCCCACAATCTGTATTAAATGGTTCAGTACAGAATACAATGTCTAGTTTTGCTCAGAATCAGGCTATGTTACAGCAGAAAAAAACTAATATGACAGCTGCTCTCAAAGGGACTAATATAGATTTCACAAAATTAACTCCTGATCAGATATCGATATTAAGTAGTGGTGATGTTAATGCAGCTGCTGATCTTGTAAAGCAGCTTGGAGGATAATATGGCTGATAATTATAATGTAAAACATCCGATAATAACATTTGATGGTACATACCCATATCTTCATGTGACATCTGACGCAGCTGGTGGACAGATATTAAAAAGTATACAACCTGGGATGGAATCTCATTTTGAGGTCCAGCCATCAGGTTCTTATCATGGACATGCTGCTGATGGTTCTAAAGTTGAAGTAACTGCAAATGGACACTGGCAATATCACGGTAATGGTCATTCTACAACCACTGATGGTAATCATGACCACAAAGTAAGTGGTGTAACAAGACAGAATCATGATGGTGGTAAAAGTACAGAAGTAAACGGTGACGATTATCATGGTGGCGCTGGCCATAAGATTATTGGCACTGCAGATACTCAATATCATCACTCGAGTGGTGATGTTTTTAATACAGTAGATGGCAATCTTGTTGCTGATCGTGTCGGCGATGTCCACGAAAATATATTTGGTGATCATGTAAAACAGATAACTGGAAATCGTTTTGATATGATAAGTGGTGAATGGGGTATAAATAGTCAAGATGGCAATGTTGATATGCAGATTGACAATGGTAAATTGAGGATTAAGAGCTCTGGTAATATTTTAATCAATAGCGATTCTACTATTACTTTACAAGTTGGTTCTCAAACTATCGTTATTACTTCTTCTGGCATAACAATTAATGCTTCTGCTGTTAAATTTGTGAAGGTATAATATGGCAATAGCTCATAGAAATGGTGATTCTAGAGCTTGTGGTGCTACTACGATTGTTGTGGGGCAAAATTTTGTTACTATTGATGGGCAACTTTGGTCAGTAAATGGGGATCCAAATTCTCATGGTGACGGACAATTGATCAATTCACAATCATATGTTACGATTGGTGGTATACCCGTGATACTTGTTGGCGATCAAGCTGCCCCAGATGATCTTTCACCAGATATTTTGGATGGTGGCGTTACTCCTCATGATGATCCATATGCCAGCAGCGGCGATAGTTTAGTTTCAGTTTCATAAAGAAGATATAGATGTCAAGAGCCGATAAATTTACCCAGCTTAATAAGAAACAGGAATTGTTTTCTGATTTTCTTAACAATCTAGATCTAGTACCATTTAACCATCAGCTTGCAAAAGTAACAAATGAAAATTCGGTCAGACAAGCAGTAAAAAATATTGTTCTTACAAATTTTGGTGAGAGATTGTTTCAGCCTGGTATCGGCGGAAATGTCAACAAATCATTGTTTGGACTAGCCGATGAAGTTACTGCATCTAATCTAAATTTTGATATTAAGAATGCGATAAAGAATAACGAACCAAGAGCAAATGTTCTTAGTGTTAAGGTATTTCCTTCGCCAGATAAGAATTCTTTTATTATAGATATCATTTTTTCAGTAATAAATAGTCAAACACCAATTGCGTTAAATCTAGTCCTAAGAAGAGTGAGATAAATGGCAAACAGTTCTATAAACCTTACGTCTTTAGATTTCGATACTCTCAAGGCTAATCTTAAAACATATCTAAGTTCACAGTCCGTATTTAAAGATTATGATTATGAAGGTTCAAACATGAACGTCTTATTAGATGTTCTTGCATATAATACATACCTTAATTCATTTTATCTTAACATGGTTGCTTCCGAAGGATTCCTTGATAGCGCACAGCTTAGAGATAGTGTTGTCTCGCATGCGAAAGAATTAAATTATACCCCATCATCTGCCAGTTCTCCAGAAGCTTTGGTAAATCTATCATTTGCTACTAGTGGCATAACATCTGGGACATTTGTTATCCCAAAAGGAACTCCATTTTCTGGCACGAATTCTAATGGCGCATTTATCTTTACAACAAATGGTACCATAACAGTATCTTCTACATCAAATACATTCTCATTCAGTAATGTTGCTATCTATGAAGGAACATATATTAATGAATCATATGTGACAGATTATTCTGTTGAAAATCAGAGATTCATCATGTCTAATCCGTCAATTGATACGGGAAGTATGACAGTTACTGTATCTGAAAATAATGGTAATACTATTACTCAATTCGTTCAAGCAACTAATCTATATGGATTAAATTCTAACTCTGCTGTATATTTCTTACAGGCAGCACAGAATAATCAATATGAAGTAGTCTTTGGTGATGGTGTATTTGGTCGTTACCCATTAAATAGTTCTGTTATAACAGTAACATATAGAGTAACAAAAGGTGCTTCTGGCGCTGGCGTAACAACTTTCTATGTTGATACTGATCTAGGTGCATTTAATGGTGGTTCAGCAGTATCAACAGTTACCACAATAAACAGTAGCTCTAATGGTTCTGATATTGAGGGAATTGAATCTATTCGTTTTCGTGCGCCTCGTGCTTATCAGGTTCAAGATCGTGCAGTAACAGTTAGAGATTATAAGACATTAATATTAGATGCTTTCAATGATATTGAAGATGTAAATGTTTTTGGTGGTGATCTATTACCTGTTCCTCAATATGGCACAGTATATATCTCACCATCAACATATAGTGGTGCTAGCCTCTCAAATCAGAGAAAAACTGATCTTATAACATATCTGAACGATAAGAAGATTATTAATATAAGAAATCTTATTATTGATCCAGAATATATCTATATCGTACCAACCGTTAATGTATCTGTAGATTTTAAATCAACTTCTTTGTCGCCTACAGCAGTCCAAACAGCTGTTCTCGCGAGCATATCCTCTTTCAATAACAATAGTCTTAAGATGTTCGATACAACTTTTAGATATTCTAAATTTCTAGAGAATATTGATAATTCATTGACGAGTATCGTAGGAAATCTAACAGATATTACAGTATATAAAAATCTAGAACCAACTATTGGTATTCCTGTTTCTCTATCAACAATTTTCGGTAATCCAATATTACCTTTAACTATATCAAGTAGTAATTTTTTATTAGTTGATGGTTATGAGTATAATATAACTGATCAAAATTTAAATTTAACATATGGTTCTAATTATGC